CGCCAACCTTCGCCAACAAATCGCAACTCTTCAGCAGCAACTCCACGCCGCCAAGGATGAAGAATTATTTAAGGATTTTCCCTTCACTAAAGGAATCGCCGACAAACAAGACACCGACACCACGCGCGTATGACGTACCTTGATATTATAATGAGATTAACCTTGATTTTGGCCAGTGTGTTACAGATGTTTTACACTCGGTCAACTAATACCATCACGTTAACCTCTTTATATATAGCCAAAATCACTAATTTCGGCATAACCCCAAACGGATCACAATGTAAAACGTTGGGGTTATGCCGTAAAAGCAGGCATCCCCCGTGAAATAAAGGGGTTTAACCCTAAATCTGAAGCGAGAGAAAAATGACAAAATAAGCCGATTTGAGCCGTTTTGATACGCGATGTTTTACAAATGTGTACAACAGGCTCGAAAAAGTGTAAAACAAGAAACGATATGATAACGACAAAACTTATATTTGACCGCAGAAAAATGGCCTCACGCACCCATGAAGGGTATGTAGAGGTACGGATTACCATAGATAGAAAAACAATGTACATAAGCACGGGTGTGCGCGTATATAAGAACGAATGGGCTGCTGGGTGCATTGTTAACCGGCCTGATGCCAACGTTTTAAACGACAGACTTGCCATCATCTTTGAAAAAGTACACGAAGGAATCAATGAAAGTGTAAAACAAGGTGTAAAACTTGACGTGGAAAGTGTAAAACGGATGGTGTGGCAGCAGACTGAAATTATAAAAGACGGACCAACGTTGCTGGATTGGATCAGCGACCAGATTCCCTTGCTCGATATTGGCCAAGGTACACGCAAACGATATCACACCCTGATGAATCGCCTCGCGGAATATGGGAAGCTGACACGATGGGAAGATGTGACCGTTGAAAATATTACCCTCTTCGATTCCTGGCTGCATCAGTTGAATGATGGCGCGATTTCTGATTCAGCCGTCTATAACTATCATAAATGCCTGAAAGCCCTACTCCATCGCGCCGACCAATTCGGAAAGATAGATCGCAATCCTTATGAACGTATGAAACTAAAACGTGGCGAGAAGGAAAATATAGAGTATCTGACCGAAGACGAAATGAAAGCCTTTGAGCGGCTGCTGGTGCCGGATTGCAGTCTGATGGCGGTCAGCCACGATTTGTTTGTTTTTCAGATGTACACGGGCCTTGCGTTCAGCGATATGCAGGCTTTCGATATCCGACAATATCGCAAAGAGGGCGACACCTACCGGCATACGGGCGAGCGCATCAAGACGGGTGTGGCTTACGTGTCGCAGCTTCTACCGCCAGCCGTGCGGATTATCGAGAAATATGGCGGTCGATTGCCAAAGATAGACAATGCCGACTACAATCACAACCTAAAAGCACTCGGTGTGATGGCTGGCATTACAATCCCGCTTCACTCCCACCTGGCGCGCCATACCTTTGCAACTTATATGCTCAGGAATGGTGCGAAGATTGAAAACGTCAGTCGGATGCTCGGCCACACGAACATCACCCAGACTCAAAGATACGCAAAGGTGCTGGCGCAGTCGGTCTACGATGATTTCTCGAAGGTAGCCGCAAAAATGGCACCACCAAAACGAAAGCGAAAGGGTAAAGGGGAGTGACGTGTGCTTCCCTACCCTTATATTTAACACTATCAAAAACAGAATGACTATGAAAGAAACAGAATCACCACCGCCGGAGGTGAAAATCTTCCGAATCGAGAAAATGAGACAGGATGCCTGGATGAAGAAACATGCGGGCAATTTCGTCGGCACTATATTCTTCGACCGCCGACAGCCTGACGTATCAAAGTCCATGCGGATTGTCTTGCATAATGGAACTGTTGTCGGTTATGCACCCGTTGCGATGCTCGGCGAACTGATCATCTTTGTCAAGCATCAGGATGTCTCAGCCTGCAAAGGCCACATCAATGCCGAGTATGACAGCTTAAAAAAGCAATATTATTTCTGGGGTGAGTGTATAGTGCCCAAGCCCTAAGTGTTAAACCCATTAAAACAAAACAACTATGAAAAAAATGATGATGGCCCTGGCAGTGGCCGCAATACTGCCGAGTTGTACCAAGAACGATGATCCGGAAGTTGTAGCCCCGACGCTCGAAATCAGTCTGCCTTCCGACTCTATTGCTACCCATGCCACCGTGACCTTCGCCTTCGGTGGCGATGTAAGCATCCATCCGATGACCCGTGCGTCGCTCACGGAGCTCAATCTGACCGACGTGTGGGTGTTTGATTATGTCGGTGGCCAACTACAAGCCACTACCCATCAGACCGCCTCAGACGCTTCGTTTGGCTCGCCTTCGCTCACCGTCGATTATGGCGACCACACCTTCTACTTCGTGGCCTCGCGCGGCGATACGCCCACCATCGACGGCACCACTATCTCATGGGCAAAACCCTCCGACACCTTCTGGGCGACACTCTCGCTGACCGTCTCGCCCGGTTCCAGCATCACGCAGGCCGTCAGTCTGCACCGCGTAGCAGCCCGACTCCGAATCACCGTCACCGATGAGATACCCGCCACGCTCGCCTCTCTATCCGTCACGCCATCGCACTGGTACTATGGTCTCGACTATCTGACTGGCGAGGCTACCGACGACCGACAGACCGCCCGCACCGTCAACGTGCCTGCATCCTATGTCGGCACCACGGGCCAACTTGTTGCCAGCTTCTTCACTATCAGCCCGTCGACAAAATGGACCACAGATGTCACCCTGAAAGCGACATCCACCGACAATTCAACACTATCCTCCATCAGTATCAAGGATGTTCCCATGCAGCGCAATCATGTCACCAGCTATGGCGGCAGCATCCTCAATGCGGGGCGCAGCGTCACACTCACCAGCGACGACCAATGGATAGAGGATGATGCAGTAACATGGTAAGATATACAAGCCGTGAGGTTCTTATTTGTTGTTTTTCCGTAGTAAGACTTAGTTAACGAAAAACGGGGAGGCAGCGGCCTCCCCTCTCTTTAACAACAATAACGCTATGAAAGTAACAGTATGAATATCGTAGCGAAGCATGTCATCTCTGCCCATAACACTTTTGTTCTCCAGCCGTACCAACACGTCAGGAATACAAACGCGGCAATCCACGGAATCCACAAAGACATCTGCCAGAACTTAGTGACTGCGACCAACAACTGAGAACACACGGCGGACATCCATGCACCCGTCATGTGTACCTTATATTCAATCCCGTTTTTGCGTGGCGATAGCGGACACAATGCCACAAATATAAGACCTATGCACGACAGGAATGCCATGAACTTCCAGTTGTCGCCCGCCACATCGAGCATTTTTGGCATGACTGCAACGGCCACAAAGCCTATAACCAGCGTCCACAACCACGATGCTGATGGCGGAAGCATGAATACCGACTGACTCAACGAGTTGGGAATCTTCCCATTGATGCAGCAGAGTGTCAACGTATAGATGAGCAGCACTGCGATGGCGATGATAATCATATTATCCATTGTTCTTTTGTTTTAATTGCTTATTCATTGCGGCCATTTCAGCCTGCAACTGGTCTTGAATCTCTTTCGACACTGGCTCTGCCTTTTTCTTTTCCCATGAGAACTTCAGCCAATCTGATATGACGGGTATCGGGTCTTTCGAACCCATACAGAACCGGGCGCTGTAAGCCACGAGCCTTGCTTGTTCCCAGCCGTGATGGTGTCGGGCGTTGTAGCCTCGGATGATGGCCTTCACCTCCCACCAGCGCAGGTCGTGATAGAATTCATGCCGCGAGATACCGACTTCGCCCACGAGCAGCTGAAACAACTCGTGGACGGTATTCAGTTTTTTGGCTTTTCGTCCTCTCCCTCACCTTCGTCGGTCTTTTCTTCATTTTCCTTTTCCTTTTCTACTTCAGGGATATTGAAGAAATCGTTAGCCAACAGCATCACCACGCTATATACTTCGACGATTTGCTTATAGTCGTCTAACGTTTCTTTGCCACGCATGATGTCGATGGTGAGCGATGTGTCCTTATCGGCAGCCAGAGCAGCTGCCATCACGATAGCCATGCGCTCATTGATCTTGTTCAGATTTGCCTCGAAGAATCCCTTGTTGGTGATTTCCTCGAAGTTGCTCATGGTGAGCAGATTGAAAACGACGGGATATTCCACGCCGTTAATCTTGATAAAGTTCTGTTTCATTTCTTCTTGGGATTAGTTTGTAGAAAAAAACCGCCCGCGCTGCTTACCAATGAAAGGAGGAAAGACAGGCGGACGGCTGATAGATGTTAGGCTGCCACGGTGTAGTCGCCGTAGCCGTTGAGAGTGGCGGTATAGTCGGCATTCTGTCTGTTCGGACCGTTGATAGCTAACTGTGACAGGATGACGCTGCCGCTCACGATGGTTGAAGATGCTGTGCGGTTGTTGTCGCCACCGACATTCGCAATCTTCCACTTCACAGGTGTACCAGCCTCGTAGATGGTTTCGAGATCAGCAAGCGACTTGGCACCGACCTGCGACGTGATGGTGTCGCCAGAGCGAATCAAAGCACCCGTCGAGATGTCATAGTTGAGAGCCGTTGGCTCCTGGATGGTCCATTCACCAGTAGTGTCCTTTGTCGTTGCGTCTTCCATCGTCAGGCTGACATGCAGCGAGAGCGTCTTTGCGGCCCCAATGACCATTGAAGGTGCTGCCGTGTTGTCGCTGCCCAGGAACAGGCGAACGAACTGACCCTTGGTGTAGCTTCCGAGAGCGATAACCTCCGTAACCTCGCTGCTGCCAACGGCCTGCAACGGTCCGCTACCCGTAAATTGGAGCTGCTTAGTGCTATTCGTTCTGTCGTCAAATTGAAAGACGACATCGTTCAAGAATGCAGATCCTTTGCGGGCGAATGTGGCCTTCGAGCGCGTCTGGTTGTCTGATGTCGAAGTCTCGTCCCACATCAGCGTCATGGGCGACATCGACTTGATGGCGGTGAGCATCGCAGCGGCATCGGCCACGTTCAATGAATCGCACGATACTGACCACGATTTGCTGATAGTCGTCGGCATAGCAGCGGCTCCAACAATATCTTTGTGGCTGGCATCGTCGGTATTGTTTGTGAGATTTACCGTGCATCCCGTCGCCATACCAATCACCTTGTATTTAGCGGCTGTGGTGTCGTAAATACAGATGCGAAAGTTTTGTCCTTTGAGTGTTGCCATATTCTTTTAATTTTTGATTAAGTCAACTCTGAGTGTGTAGGCACTGCCGTCCTGTTTGCGACCCACGGCACCGACGGCATAGCGCACATCGGCAGGGATGTTGTCAACCATTTCAGCCAGAGCCTCGCGGGTTGGTGCTTCGAGCACGGCGGTGCCATTCTTCAGCAGGTCGTCATAGACGCTGGGCTGCTGTGTTTCTTCTTTAGTCTTGCTCATCGTCGTTCAGATTAGAAACGTCACACTGATAGCGGAGTGTCTGCCAATAGCACGGCTTCAGCGAGTCGTACTGGATAGCATCAGCCGAGAAGGTGTAGTCGTTGACGGCTGTCTCGTGCTCGCGGAAATAACTCAGGATGGTGTCGCGCACCGCCTGCGTTAGATCGTGCAAGTCCTTGATCGTCTCGCCCGTCACCTCCACGCCGATATTCACCGTGTCATAGCAGCCCTCATACACGTCATCCTTCGTCTGGTTCTGATTGTTCAGTCCGTCGAAGGTGACAATGATGTAAGGCACAGGCACGTTGTCGGCATCCTCGTCGGGCAGCGGGATGGCTGTACCGTAGAGTCGGCCACCTATCCGCTCCACCAGCGCGGGGTTGCTCTGAATGGATGCAATGAAGATGCTATCTGTTGCAAGGCTCATTGTATCGCGTGTGATTTCAATTTTTCAATTCTTCAATTTTTTAATTCTTTCACCTCTGGGGAACCGGCTGGCCGACAACCTGTTGCTGTTGCATCGGAGCAGCCAGCCGGAGGAACTATTCCCAGAAGTTGAGCGAGCGAGAGAGTTTACGCGCTGGGGTTCACGACCTTCAGCAGCATGAATGCCTGCGGAGTGCCGTTTGCGCCGTTAACCTTGCCAGAGAGCTCGGTGATACTGATCTCGGTAGAGAAGACGATGACCGTCTTGTTCTGCTTGGCCACCTGAGCACTTGTCGCGTCAACCGTCTGACGAACGAGACCGTGCTGCTGGATGGGCAGGTACTGGAACAGACCGATGCCGATGTACTCGTCGGTGTCCTTCACGTACTCCTGCTCGCCGTTCAACGTGTAGTTGATGTGCTTGGTGGAGACGTAGGGGTGACCGCAGAGCAGGCCGTTGTCGATGATGGGGTGAGCTGCCACACCGTCGCCCTCGAAGGTGTG